TACAAGCTTTCTTCCCCCCTTCCAATTCGTATGCCCAGCTCCGTTGCGTGGCCCAGTTCTTTGAGTCTTTATGTGGTGATTTTTGCAGATTTTTTCAACAGTCCCTACATGTAAATTCAATGATTGCGCTACCCGCCATTGTTGGAGTTTGTCAATCTCAATCATGTAGCGAATTTTTTCAATCACATCCTGCGGAACCCCTTTTGAATGATATGGAGACTTTCTCACAATATGTTCCCCCTCTTGTATTTGGTAACAGAGTTGTTAGCATAAACCTTATTCCATGTCAAGAAGTGTATGACTTTGAAGTCGGAAAATACCATAATTATTTTGCAGGAGGGCTTGTTCATCACAATACGATGATGGGCATATGCGAGGATATAGCCTTTGCTATGGGTTACAGACCGTGGCTTAAAGAAGACGACCCGGACTATTTCATAAAGGAAATAAAAGTACCGAATCAAGGTCTGGTAGCCGGTGAGACATTAGTTCATTCAATAGCTGAAAAGATAGAGCCTCAGTTTAAGATGCTTATCCCTGATTTCTGTGAGCCTGTTTTTAAGCCGGGTTCAACCGGGGTATGTATTAGAATCAAGATTCCTTTCGACACCAACGGGAAGGCTTGCGGGTCGGAGATATTCTTGAGAAGTTACGACCAGAGGGCGGCGACATACGAAGGAATAGATTACTGTTCGATGCACTGTGATGAGCCCCCGTCCGAAGATATATTGAAGGCGGCAGAAAGAGGGAAGACGGTTACTAACGCGCCATCATGGTTTACCATGACGCCCCTCAAAGAACCTTTTATCTATAATACTTTTTCTGTGAGAGCCGCGCTAGTCCTATAAAAGCTCATTGACAATTTAGTTTTATCGTGTCATAGTAAACCAAAAAGGAGGTTTATCATGACAAATAAAACTTGGAAAAAGAAGGAAGTAGCGTGTAAATCCTGTGGCAAAAGGTTCTTCTCTTATGTAAGCAGGGTCAATAGGGGTGAGGGTAAATATTGTTCCATCGAGTGTAAGTGTTCGGATACCCCGTTTATTAATCGTCAAGGAAAGCGATTCGGGAGATTGGTGGTTTTAGATAGGGCAGAACGGAGGTATAGAGGGCATATTGTATGGGATTGTTTATGTGACTGCGGAACTGAAGTATCCGTGAGGTCAGACGCACTTACCTCCGGGCATGCTAAATCTTGTGGTTGTATTACAAAGGGTGGGAGGCCACAGCAAAACAGAGATATCGCAGTAAGGAAGTCAGTATATCTGCAAAGCATAAAAAGGCGGAGCGGAAAAAAGGGATGGAAAGAATATATCACATTAGACCAATACATAGAATTGTCGATGCAAAACTGTTATTGGTGTGGTGTTCCTCCATCAAGTACGCATAAAGATCACCTCAGAACAGGGAAGATAATGAGTGGGTTGGTTATAAAATATAACGGCGTTGACAGGGTAGACAACTCCAAAGGGTACACGGTAGAAAATTCTGTCCCGTGCTGTAAATATTGCAATAGGGCAAAAAACGATATGACAGTTACACAGTTCATGGAGTGGAACAAGCGCATCTACAATACTTTTTCTGTGAGGGCAGCACTTGTACTTTAGGGGTTCCGATGAAAGGAGGGGGTTCTACCTTCCTGCCTCCGAGCTTCATCGTAGAACCCCGCCCCTATAAAGGAAGATATGGAACTCGAAAAACTTGATGACGAAATTGCGGTAATAAGAGGCGAAATCTGGGATAACTGCCGGGACTTCTGCAAGGAGTGTAATTATCACATTTCCAAGAATGAAGAAGCAAGGGTCCTTAACGTATGCCCAAAATGCAAAAAGATTCTAGGTTTCATGCCTTACGCGGGGATAATGGATTATTTGAAGATTCTCCCGGCAGACGAAAGGGAAGCCCGCGAAAAGGGAATATGGTTCCACCTTTCCGGGCTGGTTTACAAGGAGTTTAAAGATGACCACATATACAAAGATTTCCCGATACCTAGTCACTGGACGAAAGTAGAGGCCATCGACCCCCACGACGCCAGAAAGACGCACTGGCTTTTCGGGGCGATAAGCCCGGAGGAAATTGAAGTGTTCAAGAAAAGAGTCAATAGGATATATTTCTACGGCCAGCTTCTACTCGACGGGAGTATCGAAGAGATAGTGAGGACGGTCAAATCTTTCCGGGCTTTAAACGGATACACCGACCCCTACTTTGTTACTCTGGATAAGAAGCATGGGGAAAAAACACAACTGGAAGACAAGTCGTGGTTCTCGGAACTACAAAAAGCCGGAATAAAGAGGGTGAGGGTTTCCCAGTCAGCTTCCGGGGATGTCGAATTAGGCCACAAGATTGTAAGGGCTTACCTGTCTTCTCAGTATTTTGCCGTAAAAGACAAGGCCGTTCCGGGGATGATGTTCGCGGAAGAAGGTTGTGGTGGTGTCGGGGGAGCTATTTCATACATGAGGAACTACCAGTACAAGCCGGGTTCTTCTTCGCCCGATGACAGATACAAGGACTGGCCGGACACTGTTAGATACATAGCGATGGAATTTCCCAAGTACCGGGATGAAAACGAAGAACGTCACCAGGAGAACGTATTGAAGTTCCGCAACGAAGAATACATGAGAATGAAAAGGCAGGTGGCTAGATGATACCAGCACCATCGGATGCAGATCGACAGAAGTTACGCTGGCTTCTGGAGCAATACCAGAACGCGGAGTCTTATTGCGAACCTTACTTTACGAGAGCCAAGAGGCATTACCGTTTATACAGGTTCGGTTCGGCTGTAGATGCGAAGGACTGGCCTTACATTAACAGGGTCTACACAAAAGACATCTTCGCCTTTGTGGAAGACTCCGTTGCTTCGATGGTGCAGACTCTCCTAGGTCAGTATCCGTGGTACTCGGTCATTCCCAGAACAATGCCCACAGAGTCCACTTTCTATCAGCAGATGGCACAGGCAGGGATTGACCCTGTTAAAATCGGAGAACAGGTAGAGAAGGTTATAAATTATCAAGTCTCCCACGAAGAAACGGAATTTTTAGAAGAGGTTGTAGACTGCCTGAAAGAAAGTGCAATCTTCGGAAACTCATATGTAGGTGTATATCCGAAGTTCACTAACGGAAAGTATATACGACCACTTATCAAGAGTATCGGGTTCTGGGATTGTTTACCAATCCCCGGAGGCCGCAGGGTGACAAAGGCCAAAGGACTTTTCGTCAGGGAATATATGTCCGTCGAAGAACTGGAATTTCTCCAAAAATCCCAGAATGTCTTTCCGGGGGTAAATTTCAAAACCCTTACCGGGGGGAAGTCGATAGATGACTGGCACGGTCAGCTTCTAAGAAATATCGGAATTGCGGGTTGGTCTCCTGATGACAGTGAAGTCGAAGTCCTTAATTATTTTTCCGGCGGGCATGTTATAACACTGTTTAACCGTGCAATCATAGGACGCGACAGCAGTACCCCGGACGAGAATAAACAGGTTTCCACTCCCTTCCCTTACGATCTGCCGATTGTTGGTAATAAATACATCCCCGTGCCTTCGGAGTTTTTCGGGATAGGGGTTCCTGAGGTTTTAGAAGTCCTACAGGAAGACAAGAACATGGTCAGGTCAGCGAGAAGGGATAATCTCGATCTTACCATACACAAGATAATTCTCGCCCGCACAGGGGCGGATATTAACTACGATCTTTTGAAATACTACGGCGGTGCTATCTGGCCGCTTGAGAATCTACAGGACATACAAGCTTTTAACCAAGGCGACATTCACCCTTCTTCTTATCAGGAAGAAGAGAAGTTGTGGTTTGACATGCAGAACGCGCTTTCGATGTTCGGATATTCCAGAGGCATGACACCGACACACGAAGAACGCCCGACTACAGTTATAAAACTTCAACAGGCTTCCATGAACAGACTCGACCTCGCGGTCAAGATGACGGAGTTTACCTTCTTACAGCAGATAGCTACAAGAGTCGTCCTGCTCACAAGGAGATATATGGAGCAGGGTACTTACGAAGCAATCATTGGAGAGCCTGACGCAGGGTTCTATAAACTTCCCGAAGAATACGTT